TGGACCAGGAGTGAAGAGGAATGAACGAAAAGGCCCGTGTCCTGGTCGAAACCGTCATGGACATGATCAACGGCACGCTCGACACGATGAAAGAAGACGAGTTCCACGCTCCTGCCGCATGGTTGCTCGAGAATTGGTGGTGTTCTCTGAACGCCGCTCTACAAGTACGGGATCATTGTGATAGCAAGACGAACAGTTTCGAAGCCACCGACCAAACCGAGAGTAAGAAACGAGACCAGGACATTCAACCGGACGAGTCCTTCGAGGTTTGACTCCTTCTCCTGGCGTCGCTCTTCGCGTTCCATGAGCCAGGTCGCGAACCTTGCGGTCTTCGATGTTGCAGTTGCATTTTCAATTGGTTCATCTGAGGTCATCTTGACTACGCTCCTTGATCAATGTGAGAATGGCTTGGTCATCGTTGAGGTCAACGGTCTCAAGTTCGATGAGATAGTTTACCTGGTCAACACCATTTTCATTTCGGATATACAAATCCCTGATCACGATATGGTCGGGGTCAATAACGGATATTTGATTACCCTCCAGGGGACCGGATCCATACACGGTGACGGCCCATCCAATCTGACGATTATCTGAAGCATCCATGTTGGGCCCCATGTCGTAATCAAGACCTAATGTAACAGGTGTTTGTTGAGTTGCACCCGCAGGGGCGTAGGGAAAGACAACGAAAGAAACCACCCGATAGCCGTGATTTAATCGTCCATCATCAACGATAAGTCGGCGTTGTTCATTTGTATCAAGGCGACCGCGCAAGGTTCGACGACGATGTTGACCAACCATCACTTACCACGCCCTGCAATTTTGTGCGCTTCCTTAACAGCCCGCTTGAAGCCGTTAGCCTTCCACTTCCCGTTCTTGAGTTTGTATCGAGGGGCGACCCGCTTGAAGGCGGCCTTATATTTACGTGAATATGCCGAAGCCTTTCTGGATCGTGGAGCCTTGGCGGCGGCGACTGCACCCGTCGTGGTTCCCTCGACAAATCCCTGAACAACAGCAGGTGGAAGACCTGTGGCGCGGGCGACGGGCATGAGTAGGCCATCGGCCACCATCCTCAACTGAGACGCCATCATGGCCTTTTGCCGCATGCAGTCGGGGTTATCGCACATGTAGGCGACCTCATTGCTGGCTCAATGCAAGGGCCATAGCGGCACTTGACGAGAGGGTTTCAACGGTGCATTCAAGCATGATCGAACAAGCAGTCAAGCCGTTGGCGTTGGCGTTGTCCGAGTTGACGCCCAGGTAAATCTGTTCGACACCGACCAGGTAACCCTGGGTCCAATGTTGAGGTGCAATGTCGAGCGTTTCGCTGACATAGTTAAGCGCAGTAGAACCCCCATCCATGCCGGCCTGGATCTTGCCCGTTGCGATAACAGACTTGTCGGTGATGTCCACCATTGATCCCTGGCTTTGCGTGGTGAGTTGGAAGGCATTGACAACATCAAGGCCAGCCGCACCCGTTGCGTCCTCAAGGGCAGATCCCCATTGAACCTGAATGTTGTGAATGCGGAGGACGGACTTGCCCAGGGCGTCCACATACGCCCCCAAGTCAATGCTCGATTGAGCAAAGGTGGTCCCATTGAATGCGGTTTGTGCTCGGATAAAGAAACTGTCAGATTTCGCCATGATCCGTCCGAGGAAGTCATAGTGTAAAAAGTAAACCGCCCAGCCAGCACCTTAATCTTCTCTTAGGGTCTGCGCCGACTTGATGCTTTGCAGGCCCAAGATGCTGATAGGCTACTGCAAGACATACTTATACATACATACTTATACTACTTAGGCGTGGGAGTGTCATGGCCAAGAACAAGACCATCAGCCTAGACGAACACACCGCCCAAATTGCCGACCGGCTACCCAATTTTAGCCGGTTTGTGCGTCAATGCTTGCTTCAGCATGTGCGAGAAGCAACCGTTGAGGATCATGTCGCACCAGAAAGTGCAAGGATTTGGGGCGAAACCGGCAACAAATGCAACCCGGTGCACTCCAAAGGCGTGTGTGTCCTCTGCTGGGGGTCGGAATGATGGCTCGGACGAACATATTCTTCTGCAATTGTGGCCGTCAAATTGGCCGTCCGTCCTCAAGCAAGCCCGAAAAAGATGCTCCACCGATCTACACCGTGGTCCCCTGGCATGCTCGACCAGGCGACGGCAAACTTCACGGCATCAAATGCGGCAGTTGCCGGCGAAATTGGTTGTATCGGCAACCAGCATCGGGCCAGGGCGCATATGTTGAAGTCGAACATTGTTGCAACCTCGACCGTTGCACGTGCAGAGCGTGATCGTCATGCCGTATTGCCCTCGGTGTTTCGATTGCGACGGCGACGATCCGTTGCTCGAACCCTACATTTGCGGCCGATGCTGGACCAGGAGTGAAGAGGAATGAACGAAAAGGCCCGTGTCCTGGTCGAAACCGTCATGGACATGATCAACGGC